TTCATCGAAACGCTCGTGCTGACCAAGACTCGCTCTGGCAAGCCACAACCCTTCAAACTTCTGCCGTTTCAAAAAAAACTCGTCACGAATCTGTTCGGCTGGAAGCGTGCCGACGGTTCACGGCTTTACCGGAGAGCATTTTTCTCCACGGCCCGAAAAAATAGCAAAACTCAGATCGCGGCAGGCCTCGCGTTGGATCTCCTGGTTGTCGATGGCGAGGCCGCTCCAGAGATTTACGTTGCGGCAAAGGATCGGGATCAAGCCGGATTCTGCTTCAAAGCTGCGACTGAGATGATCGCCCACCACGACGAGCTGAGTTCGATGCTCGACATCATTCCGTATGCCAAGGAGATCCGCAATCCCCGCAATGGCGGACTGCTCAAGGCACTTTCATCCGAGGGGAAGACGAAACACGGGAGCAATCCTTCGGCCGTTATTTTCGACGAATTTCACGTCTGGGGACCTGCTGAGGAAGAACTCTACACAGCTCTGACTACAGGCTCTGGCGCCCGCCGGCAGCCACTGTTCGTGATCATCACGACCGCCGGAAGCGATGAATATTCGCTGTGCTATCGGGAATACGAGTACGCGAAACGCGTTCTTGAGGGAACCGTCGAAGATCCAACCTACTTGCCGTTGATCTATGAACTGCCGAAAGATGCTGACTGGACAGACGAAAGCTTTTGGCCACTGGCAAACCCCGGCCTCGGTGAAATCGTTCAACTCGATTCGTTGCGAGAGGATTTCAAGAAAGCCCTTGCAGTTCCCAGTGAGCAAAGCAAGTTCCGCCGCCTGAATCTAAACCAGTGGACCAAGTCAACTTCCGACTGGATACCGATCGGGAAATGGGACGCGTGCCATTCGGAGAGCTTCAATCTCGAGGAGCTTAGCGGGGAACCCTGTTGCGGCGGCCTCGATCTCGCGTCGACGGGCGATCTTACGGCATTCGTGCTCGCATGGCCGAGCGCGGGAAAGATCTTGGCGTATCCGTGGTTCTTCATTCCGGAAGAGGGTATTCGAGAGAGATCACACCGTGACGGCGTCCGCTATGACATGTGGGCCGAACAAAACTTCGTCGAACTTACACCCGGCGCCGTCACGGATTGGCGATTCGTGACGCGGCGCATACTACAACTCGCCGAAAGGTTCCGAATTACCTCGATCGGTTTCGATCGCTTCGGCGCACGGGACACGGTTGCGGACCTCGAGGAAGCCGGACTCTCCGTCGCTGATACCGGCCAGGGCTACGTCAGTCAGTCAGCGCCCACGAAACGGCTCGAAGAGCTCATTTTGAAACGTGACCTCATCCACTCGGGTCACCCGGTGCTCAGGTGGAACATGTCTTGCGCCACAATCTCTTCGGATGCGGCAGGTAATGTGAAGGTCGTGAAGCCCGAGCGCCTGCGTTCCAATCGGCGCGTCGATGGAATCGTCGGGCTGGTGATGGCCGTCGATCGCATCATGCGGCAACCTCCCGACAGCGGCCCGAGCGTGTATGAATCACGAGGTGTCGTATGCATCTGAGGGAGCCTCGCGTTCTGTCTAACGCTGTGTTGCGAGGATCGGCATCTGACCCGTTCGTTGAGGTCATAGCCAGTGTTATGTCGCCAGATGACGCTTGTTGGCGCGTTCGTCGCGAGAAGGCCTCCGAACCGAAATGTCGTTTGGAATTCGACGAATCATACCGGAGACTGGCCGCCGGAGGTGAAGTGTGAAACCCGAACTTTGGAAGCACGGCATCGCCGCGGATCCAGACCGCATCCGGCTTGCTGGTAAACGAGTACTGTCGATTGACGCGATGAGGCCTTCGCGTGTGCCATACGACGAGCCCGAATTTCGGCGCACGTTTGACTGGCGACGCGTGGCCACGGAGGCCTCCCTCTCGAGGCTTGAGACGCAACTTCTCCAACTGCATTGGCGGGACGGGGTGCCTGTTGCGACTTGTCATCAGCAGATGGGCGTGACATGCCACGAAGTCGAGCGGGCCTATCGCTCCGTGATTCAGAAACTTCGAATGGGTTCGGCCGCCGTTCAGGGAGCCGTGGACACGGCGCCTGCGCGGGATTCGAGGCGGATTGTGTACCGGGACCGACTTTCGGGTGGCGCACGTCCATGGGCGCTGGCTTCACTCGGGGGCCCATTCCGGGAAATTATGGAGCGCGAGAAAAAATATATTACGTTTATTCCTCAACAGGATCGGCGGATCGCGCGCCCAAACATCGATTTTTGCGCCAGACAGATAGGAGCCCATATGAACGCATTGGAAATGGAAACCAAGCTACGCGGTGAACGTGTGGATCTAGACAAACTCGTTGTCGAAGGTCAGGGGATAGCAGCGGAGATCCGCAGGCACGAGAGCGATCTCGAAAAGCTCAGGGTCGCTGCACCCGAGGTGCTCGTCACGGCGGACTACAGCAAGCGCGTCGCGGCGAGCGAAAAGCTGCTCGGTGAAGCGCTTGCTCGTGAAAAGTCTTTCGGCTGCAAGCTCGCTAGGCAGCGCGCCATAGTCGAGGCAAGCCAGCATGAGATCGAATCGAACCGGTTCAGCCTCTTCGCGCAGCAGCTAGCGCCGGCCAAGTCTGAATTTCTGGAGGCTGTGGAGACACTCATGCGATCAGCGGTCAAGATTGGCGTTATCTTCGACAAATACCAAATTACCGGCTCTCGAATGAGCGAAACGGGCATAATCTTCGATCCACACAACCCAGCGGACCCGGGCGAGCGGGAAATGGATCGGCAACTTGCCGCTACGTTGCTTGGAGTCGGCCTCGAGATGCACCGTCACCGGGGATTGCGTGGCTACGCGGAGAAAATCAGCGCATGACCACCCTGATTGTTGCCACGCCAGTACTCTTATCTGTTCGCCCTCAACGCAGCCGACGCGACCCGATGCGCAATTTCTCGTTTTGGTTGGCTATGCGGCAACGTGCCGAGGCTGCGCAGCGGATGCGCGACACGAAAGAGGCGGAACTAAAATTGGCTCGCTTACGGGCAGAGATGGAGCGCGACAACGTTAAGCGTTGACGGAGGGCGCGGGGGGAGGTCCTCTGCTGTCCCCGCGCCCCTTTTTGAGGAAAGAACAATGAGTGGTCGTGTGAAATATTTCAACCAGGAACGCCACTTTGGATTCATCGGACTCGAAGGCGGCGTAGATGTATTTTTTCATGGCTCCGAAGTGTCTGGGAACGCCCTTCGATGCGGGGACGCCGTCCGCTTTTGGCTGGATGGTGAGTCAGTGGGACTGAGGGCTGTGGAAGTACACCGGATCGCTTAGTTTCGAGTTTCAAACAACTACTGCCGTGAGGCAGAAGGGATATTGATGGCAGTCGCAGTCACAATCATCGACATTGACCGAAGCCCGTACACCGGGCCATCCGGTCAACAGAACTTCAAATGGACCTCCATTCTCGGAGGCCGAGGTGTCTGCGCGTTCACGCTGTATGTAAAAGATGCTTCGTGGATGCCCAAGATTGGGCAAATCGTTGGCATTTTCGATCTTGGTATTCGCGTATGGAGCGGCACAATCGATTCCATCGTAAAGACGCGGCTCGGTAATAACGGCGGATACACGCTCGATATCACGTGCGCGTCACCCGAACAAATCCTTGATCGGCGTTACGTACAGGTCGACGCATTCGAGAATCAGACAGCAGGAAGCATCGTTTCAGCGCTGCTCACAAAGTACGTCGTCTCAGGTGAGGACATTCACCTCGGCAATATCCAGGCGGGTGCAACGATTGCGAGGGGAGTCTATTCATATCAATCGCTTTCCTCGGTTCTGGATAATTTGGCCACAGCCAGCAATTACTACTGGTTTGTCGACGAGAACTTTAACCTCAACTTTGTACCGCGGGCGACGTTCATTGCCCCGTTCAGCCTTACGGACGCCATTGTCATCAGACCAGACGGCTCCGGCGCTGGTGGGGCCTCCGGCGGGCTCGGTTCGGAGTGTCAGGATGTTTTCAACCGCAAAGACTTCCGTGACCGGCAATACTATCGCGTAGCCTATTCCGCTTTCGCGCCGCTCATCGAAACGTTCGAGAGCACTGGAACGCCCGGCCAGGTCTTCACACTGAGTCAAGGCGTCGGGGCGATGGCATCGATTGTTATCAATGCCGGAACACAGGCCAGCGTCACCGGAACCTTCACGGATTCGCCGAATGCGGGTGATTCAATCACCATCGGGGCTGTGACCTATTTATGGGTTCCGGCGCTCGACAACACCCAACCGTATCAATTGCTGGTCCAATCGGACGCGTTCAGCGCGGCCAACGTGCTGGCGGAGGCTATCAGTGGAGGAAGCGGGGCGGGGACGGATTACAGTACGCCTACGGCCTCGAATCCATCAGCCGTGACCGGAGCGCCCGCAGGAAGCGGGCCAGTGACACTCCAGGTGTCGGCGGCGGCTGCAGGGACCGTAGGTAACTCGGTGACCGTATCCT